GATCTCGGAACCTAGACGGCCGTTCGTCGAAACTAAAACAGGGTTTACTATTTTTGGAAAGGAAAAGTGGTATGAATATTTTATATGTAGATTTGACTAGCATGAATATTTCAGAAGCAGTCTCACTATATGAGCAACTCTCCTATAAACTAGATGGTGATTTAATTATGCTACCGATGAATACTAGACTACTTTATGATGTAAAGCTAGAAGATTTATATGACTTGAAAGCTAAAGTAGATGCAGTAATTAAGGAGGAGGAAAATGGAACTAACACGTAAACAAGAGGAAGGATTGAGAATCGCAGTAGAGCGATATCACCAGAATGAGCCTTATACCGTGATTTCAGGCTACGCTGGAACAGGTAAATCAACTCTTATTAAGTTCATTATTTCTGCTCTAAATGTCAACCCCGAACGAGTAGCCTATATTGCTTATACTGGCAAAGCCGCACAAGTATTAAGAAATAAAGGTTGTCCAACTGCGATGACTGCGCATCGGTTACTCTATAAATCCTTACAGCGAGCTGATGGCACTTTTATTCATATTCCGAGAGAATCGCTTAACTCTGATTGTGATATTGTCGTCGTTGATGAGGTATCTATGCTACCAAAACAGATGTGGGAGCTATTACTATCGCATAATGTTTATGTAATTGCTTGCGGCGACCCAGGTCAGTTGCCTCCTATTGGCGAGGAGAATGGCATCCTCGACCATCCGCATATCTTCCTTGACGAAATTATGCGCCAGGCCGCAGAAAGCGAAATTATCCGCCTGTCCGCAGATATTCGCGCAGGTAAGATTATTAAACCTTACAAGGGTTCAGAAATCAACGTCGTTCGACAGAGAGACCTTTGCGATGGTATGTTCACATGGGCTGATCAAATTCTTTGCGGTAAGAATATCACTCGTCATACTATGAATACTTATTATCGTAATATGCGATATGGCGAAGATATTCCTGCTCCTATTGTTGGAGATAAGGTTATTTGTCTTAAGAATAACTGGGATAAGATTACTGCCACAGGTGATGCTCTTGTTAATGGAACCATCGGCACAATCGAAGAGATTGCTACTTACCCTAATCCATGGCTTAATCCCATGTGCATCATTGATTTCGCACCAGAGACCATTGATGAAACCGATCCTCGTGATCAGGTATTCCATGAACTCTTGATGGACTATAAGCTTATCACCACAAAAGAAGCAACTGTAAACAAGGAAAACTTCCGAATGTTTCCTAAGCAGTTGCGACCAGAGCAATTTGATTATGGTTACTGCATTACCGTTCATAAGAGTCAAGGTAGTGAGTATGATAAAGTATTAGTGCTTGAAGAGATGCTTAAAAGAGCAGACCATGCAAGATGGCTATACACGGCTGTAACAAGGGCTTCGCAGAAATTAACCTTGGTACTAAAAGATTAATAACTTGCTTTTTGTATTTAATTATGCTATAATGTTTATATAAAAGGTAAAGGAGACAGTTTATGAGTTATTTCAACAATCATGCTCATACAGAATACAGCAATCTCCGTCTTCTCGACTGTATAAATCACCCGGAAGAGTTGATTGACAAAGCTATCGAGCTTGGATTGACAGGAATCGCAATCACAGACCACGAGTCGTTGAGTGCCCATATGAGAGTCAACAAGTATGCAAAAAAGCTTCAGGAAACTCATCCTGAGTTTACCGTGGCATTGGGCAACGAAATTTATCTGACCGATACGCGAGAAATGGGCCAGAAGTATTATCACTTTATTCTTCTCGCAAAGAATGAACATGGCTATAGAGGTCTGAAAGAATTATCCTCTATTGCATGGACGAACGGTTATTATGACCGTCGAATGGAAAGAGTGCCTCTCCTCAAATCTGAACTCAAAGAGGTTATGCAGAGATTTAAGGGAGATATTATTGGCACAACCGCTTGTATCGGTGGAGAATTGGGACAATCCATTCTAAATCTTGATGCTTGCGAAAAAGCTAACGATGAAAATAATGCGCGTCGTTACCATGAGCAGATTATCGACTTTATGGAGTTCGGTATTGATGTCTTTGGTAAAGATGATTTTTATATAGAGTGTGCGCCAGCAGACAATCAAGAGCAGATTATTGCGAACAAGAGAATGCTTAGCATCGCTAAAGCATTTGATGTAAAGATGTGTGTTGGCACAGATGCTCACTATCTCACTAAGGAAGATAGATATGTGCATAAATCATATCTTAATTCCAAAGGTGGAGAAAGAGAAGTTGATTCATTTTATGAGTTTACTTATCTTATGTCTGAGCAAGAGGCAACAGATTTACTTTTGTCTAGCTACGACTTAAATACAATTTATTGGATCTACGACAATTCCAATGAAATCAAGGATAAGATTGAGTTTTACTCTCTTGAGAAGCATCAGTCTATTCCAGAAGTAGAAGTAACTCATTATGATAAGTATGATTGGTCACGAGTTCCAGAAGATATGATGGATACTTTCCGTGACGACTATAAGGTACTAACTTCTTTGATTGAATCCGATAATGAGCAAGAGAAATATTGGATTCAAGAGTGTATCATTGCGATGCAAGAGAAAGGTCTTATCTACAAGAAAGAGTATTGGGAAAGACTTGAAGAAGAAGCAAGAGTAAAGAGAGTTATCGGTGAAAAGTTGCAAACTTGTATGTTTGCATATCCTAATACATTGAAACACTACGTAGATTTGTTCTGGGATTGCGGAAGTACAGTTGGCGCAGGTCGTGGTTCTGCGTGTGCAGCTTTGAATCATTATCTCCTTGGTATTACTCAGCTTGACCCTATCGAATGGGATTTACCATTCTGGCGTTATATTAACGATGAACGTGTTGAGTTAGGTGATATCGATCTTGACTTAGCACCGTCTAAAATTCAGAAGATTTTCGCCGAAATCCGCAAGGAAAGAGGAGAACTTGGTCTTATTCAGGTTTGCACTTTCGGCACAGAAGGTACAAAATCTGCAATCTTGACTGCGTGTAGAGGTTATCGTTCTGAGGAGTATCCAGATGGTATTGATGTTGATGAAGCACAGTATCTGAGTTCTTTGATTCCTCAAGAGCGTGGTTTCTTGTGGCCTATTGAAGATGTTGTCAATGGCAATCAAGAGAAAGGCAGAAAGCCTGTTAAAGCATTTGTAACTGCGGTTTCGCAGTATGATGGACTCTTAGACATCATTGTTCGTATTCAAGGTATGGTGAATAAGAGAAGTAGTCATGCATCTGGTGTTATTCTCTTTGATGAAAATATCTATGATTCTGCCGCAGTCATGCGTACCCCAAAGGGCGCATTGATTACCCAGTGGGATCTACATGACCAGGAAGCCGCAGGTTCTGTGAAATATGACTTCCTGTTAACAAGCGTACAGGATATTATCATTCAGACTATTGAGCTTCTTCAAGCTGATGGAGTTATTGAGAAAGACTTAACTCTTAGAGAGGTTTATAATAAATATCTACATCCATCTGTTCTTCCGCAGGATGATGAAGCTATGTGGACTGCTCTGGCAAATGGTGATGTAATTGGTTGCTTCCAGTTCGATAGTGCAGTTGGTGCACAAGCGGCCAAGAAAATCCGTCCGCATAATCCTCTCGAAATGGCGGACGCAAATGGTCTAATGCGTCTTATGGCTTCTGAGCCGGGCGCAGAAACTCCAATGGAAAAGTATGTCAGATATAAGAATAATATTTCTTTGTGGTATCAAGAGATGGATAATAATGGTCTGACGAAACAAGAGCAAAAGACTTTGGAGCCTTACTTCTTATCATCTTATGGTGTACCTCCTTCTCAGGAGCAGTTAATGAAGATGCTGCGGGACCCCGATATTTGCAACTTTAGTCTGGCTGAAGCAAACGCCGCAAGAAAGATTGTTGGTAAGAAGCAGATGAATAAGATTCCAGAACTTCACCAAAAGGTTTTGGATACTGCAAAGTCAGAGACATTGGGTAAATATGTCTGGAAGTTTGGCCTCGGCCCGCAGATGGGTTATTCATTCTCTGTAATCCATGCTCTTGCTTATAGCTTTGTTGGTATGCAAACTCTTTATCTCGCCACTCATTTCAATCCTGTGTATTGGAATACTGCGTACCTAATCGTTAATAGCGGTGCTATTGATGAAGATGAAGGCGAGCAATCTGACTATACAAAGTTAGCAAAGGCTATTGGTGAAATTCGTAACAAGGGTATTAAGGTATCTCTTGTTGATATTAACCATTCTGCACTTGGATTTAAGCCCGACGCAGAGAACAATCAAATCTTGTTTGGTCTAAAGGGTTTAACTAATGTCAACAATGATTTGATTAAAGAGATTATTGCAAATCGTCCATATGTATCTATGGTTGATTTTTATTATAGAGTAACGCCTAATAAGCAAGCTATGATTGCTCTTATTAAGGGCGGGGCTTTTGATCAGTTCTGCGATCGTAAAGAAGCTATGGTACAATATTTGTGGATGACTTGCGATAGAAAGAAGCGTTTAACTCTACAGAATATGCCAGGTCTTATCCGCTATGGTCTTTTACCTGAAAATACAGAAGAACAAGTTCTTGCGCGTCGAATCTATGAGTTCAATCGGTATCTAAAAGCAGAATGTAAGTACGATGGGACATATTATAAGTTGGATGAACGAGCGGTTGACTTCATCTATGAACTTAGTACGCAGGTAGGCGGAATTGAAGAAGGTATCATTAACGAGAATGATATGTTCTTATTCAATGTTAAAGATTGGGATAACTTCTATCAGAAGGAAATGGATATATTTAGAGATTGGATTAAAGAGAATAAAGATAGTATTCTTGATGAACTGAATACTCGAATCTTCATGCAAGATTGGGAAAAATATGCTAAAGGAAATATCTCCTCTTGGGAAATGGAAGTTCTGTGCTTTTATTACCATGACCATGAATTGAGCGATGTAAATACTCAGAAGTATGGTTTAGTAGACTTCTTCTCTCTACCTGAAGAGCCAATTATTGAAAAGACTTTCAAGAAAGGCGCATCTATTATTCCAATCTATAAGCTCAATAGAATTTGCGGAACTTGTATTGCAAAAAATAAGACTAAGAGCGTTGTATATCTACTCACAACAACAGGTGTAGTATCTGTTAAGTTCAGACAGGAGTATTTCGCTTTGTTCGATAAGCAGACCTTCCGCAAGAATAGTGATGGAACTAAAACCGTCATTGAGAAGTCTTGGTTCAATCGTGGAAATATGATTATGGTGCAAGGTATCCGTAGAGGCGATGAATTTGTAACTAAGAAGTATGCAAGTTCTAATGGTCACCAGTTATATCATATTGATGAAGTGACTGCTGATGGTTCTCTTGTTTTAAGAAGCGAGAGAGCAACTGGGGAGGAAGAAGAAGATGAATAAAGTCAAAGTCATCGCTTTGTTTGGTAAAGCCGGGAGCGGGAAGGATACAATCCTTCGCGCTCTCGTTAAAGTAGATCCTGATAAATTTAATGAGATTGTGAGCTGTACTACTCGTCCTCCTCGCGAAGGAGAACAAGAGGGAGTAAACTATCACTTCTTGACAATTGATCAATTCACAGAGAAAGTCCTTAATGGCGATATGCTAGAAGCAACTGAATTTAATGATTGGCATTATGGAACTGCTTTATCTAGTTTATCAAAAGATAAAATCAATGTGGGCGTCTTTAACCCTCAAGGTATTAGATGTCTTATGGAAGATAAACTCGTAGACTTAACTGCCTATTATGTGCAGACTAGCGATAAAGAACGTCTAATCAGGCAGTTGAATAGAGAAGAGAATCCTGATATTAAGGAGATTATTAGACGATTCTCGACAGATGAACAAGATTTTGAAGATTTAGAGGATATTGATTATCAAGTAATTAAAAATCAAGATGCAGGCGATTTACTTCGTGCTGTCGATCTTATAACTGGGCAATTTTGTTAAATTTGCTTATCAAAAACACCAGATATAGTATCCGTTCATAAAAATAATACAAGGGAGTGTTTTGATTGCTACAAGTGAAAAAGAGAAATGGTATCCTTGTACCATTTGATAAGCAAAGAATCGTTAACGCCATCAATAAGGCTTTTATCGAAGTTGATGGCACTTTATATGAAGAAGATACAGCAAATGATATTGCTGATGAAATTAAGTATAGTGCAAAAACCGCAGATAAAATTATCTCTGTTGAGGAAATTCAAGACATGGTTGAAGACTTCCTCATGCGGTCTGAACGCAAGGATGTAGCTAAAACCTATATTCGTTATCGCTATAAGCGAGAAGTTGCGCGCTCTGGTAGAGACGATTTTATTAAGGCTTTCTCTGAGAAGATTAACGGTACAGCCATTGAGAATTAGAACGCTAATGTCGATGAAATGTCTTTTGGCGGTCGAGTTGGTGCAGGCTCTGACTTGCAAATGAAGAGATACGCTCTAGATTACTGCGTTTCTGATATGGCTCGCCGCAATCACGAGAACAATGAAATTTATATCCATGACCTATCTGCTTATGCAGTTGGTATGCACAACTGTCTTTCTATTCCTTTTGATGATCTACTCGCAAAAGGTTTCAATACTAGACAGACTGACGTGCGGCCCGCAGGTTCTGTGAATACTGCTTTCCAGTTGGTTGCTGTTATTTTCCAGCTTCAATCCTTACAGCAATTTGGTGGAGTAAGTGCTACCCATCTTGACTGGACTATGGTTCCTTATGTAAGAAAAAGTTTTAGAAAACACTATATTGAAGGTTTAAAGTATATTGAGAATATCTCCGATAAAGAGCTTTTTGACCATATCCCAGATACTGCTGGAATTGAAGATAATGAATATATGATTTATGATAAAGCATATCAATATGCTCTTGATATGACTGTTAAAGAAGTGCATCAAGCTGTAGAAGGTATGTATCATAATCTTAATACTCTTCAATCTCGTTCTGGTAATCAATTACCATTCACTTCTATCAACTATGGTACTTGCACTCTACCAGAAGGTAGAATGGTTACAAAAGCATTGCTTGATGTTTCTATCGAGGGACTCGGTAGACTGCATAAAACTTCTATCTTCCCTTGCGGTATCTTCCAATGCATGAAAGGCATCAATCAAAAGCCAGGCGATCCAAACTATGATTTGTTCAGACTGGCCCTAAGATCTACTGCAACTAGACTCTATCCTAACTATGCTAATGTTGATTGGTCTGGTAATGCAGGATATGATCGAAATGATCCGCGCACATACTTTAGTACGATGGGTTGTAGAACTGCGAATGGTTGGGATATAAATCACGATGATGGAGTTAACGGTCAAACAAAAGATGGTCGTGGTAATATTTGCCCCGTAACTATTATCATGCCTACTTTAGCTATGGAGTGTAAGATTAACTTTGATGCAGATGTAAAAGGCCATTATTCTTTTAATGATAGACAAATTTTAATTGACAGATTCCTTTATAAACTTGACCAGAAGATCCATGAAGCAAAAGATATGCTGATTGAACGCTTTGATTATATCTGCTCTCAACCCGCGGCATCCGCTAAATTCATGTATGAGAATGGCTTAATGGCAGGATATGATGGTAAGACTACTCGTAGTGCTCTTAGACATGGTACTCTTGCTGTTGGTCAGATCGGTCTAGCTGAGACTCTGCAAATCCTTATCGGTCAAGACCATACTACTCCAGAAGGTATGGAACTAGCGAAACGAATTGAACAGCTCTTCAAGGATAGATGTGCAGAGTTTAAAGAACAGTATAAGTTAAACTTTGGTGTATATTATACACCTGCTGAGAATCTTTGCTATACCGCTATGACAAAATTCAAAGAGAAGTATGGAGAGATTCCTAATGTGAGTGACAGAGATTACTTTACTAACTCTATTCATGTTCCAGTCTGGAAAGAAATGTCTCCGTTCGATAAGATTGATATTGAAAGCCAGTTAACTGGGTATTCTTCTGCTGGTTGCATCACTTATGTCGAACTTGATAGCGGTGTCAAAAATAACATTGATGCTTTGGAAACTCTAGTGCATTATGCTATGGAACATGACATTCCTTACTTTGCTATCAATGTTCCTAATGATACTTGTCTTGAATGTGGTTTCATGGACGAGTTTAATGACCATTGTCCTGTTTGCGGGAGTCATCATATTCAACAGCTTAGACGAGTGACTGGTTATCTAACTGGTAACTATACGACTGCATTTAATGCAGGTAAAATTGCAGAAGCAAATGACAGAGTAAAACACGCTGGTCGATTGGAGGAATGACCTATTCGTTACGCAGGAATTATTTATAATGATTTTTCTTCAGCACCTGGTGTGTGTCTATCATTCTTTACTCAGGGGTGCCCCTTCCATTGTGAGGGGTGCCACAATCCTGAGACTTGGGATTTTGATGGCGGAAGAGAGTTTACACAAGATACTTTACAATCAATCATTACTGGATTAAAAGCTAATGGGATACATAGAAATTTATGTGTCATGGGTGGAGAACCTTTATGCCAGAATAACTCATTCCTTACTCGCTTGATTGTAACAACAGTAAAGAAAGAGCTACCGGATACTAAAATCTACATTTGGACAGGTAATAAATATGAGGAACTACTTCATTCTTCTGACACAAATATGCGGGAGATCCTTAAGACTGCGGATGTCTTGATTGATGGCCCTTATATTCAAGCTGAGCGAGATATTACCTTGCCTATGCGCGGTAGCCGCAATCAGCGCATTATTAACTTACATGATGCTAATTAATGCTATTTTTGGTGGCATGATGATTGCCATAGCTAGTTATATTTATCTTCAAGTCGGTGGAATAGTAGGAGCCTTTCTCTTTTCTATAGGACTTCTAACCATTCTTAATATGAACTTTAAACTATATACTGGCGCAATAGGATTTATGCATCTGAATCCCGCAGATATGCAAAACATTACTACGATTCTTGCTGGTAATTTAATCGGAGTATGCTTACTCTTGTTCTTCCCGCACTCTGCGGCCATTCCTTTGGTCGCTATCAAACTAGCTCTTCCACTTGGATTAGTAATGATAAAAGCAATAGTATGTGGTATGTTTATGTATACGGCTGTCTCTTGCTTCCGCAATTCTGCTCCATATATGGTTCCATTATGTGTTGCAGGTTTTATCCTCTTTGGCGGTGAACACTGTATTGCAGACCTATGTTATTTTATAGCTTCTGGTTCTTTCTGTTATGAAATGTTTCCTTTCTTTATAGTGGCACTTATTGGCAACTCTTTAGGAGCCATTCTAATTGACAGAACTAAAGTTTTATGATATTATAATAGAAGAAAAGGAGAATTGCTATGACCTTATATGAAATGAACTAGATTGCTTATAACAAGCTTCCTAAGATGCCGAAGGCTGAAATCCGCAGGGCAACTGAAAAGCTTGAACAGTTTCTAACTGAGCATGACTCTAAATACTACATGATGTTAAATGTAGATGGTAGATACTACACTGTATATACCTATAATCAAGAGCATGATGTAAAGAAGATGGCTTTTGAAATGATTGATGTTGCTAAAACATTGGGCGTTTTAAAAGGCATCGAAGTGCAAAATGACATGGTCGAATTCTGGATTCAGCAAGATAAAACTTGCTCTATGTATGCCATGTTTGACTATACACAAGGGGTGATTGAAGTATGAACGATGTATTAGTAGTTCATTATGATCCATTCTCTGCGGAATCCCGTGTTTATATCTGCCGAGATGATTCTCAGTAGCAGACAGTAATCGACTCCAATATTTCTGAGTTTGCGAAGAATATTGGTTTACTTGCGGATGCAAGTAATATCTTTTCTGTAAAGATTGATGCTCCATCCCATGTAGTAGAAGAAATTAGACAACAGTTAATTACAAGTAATTATACAAAGCAAAAAATTGAAGTGGAAGGTATTTAATGATGTATACTTTGAAAACAACGAATGTGTATCGTGTACCTACTGTCGAAGATGCTCTTCGTCTGCGGAAGTGGCTTGACAAGAACTGTATCGGCGAGCTAACTTCCTTTAAGTACGCTACTAAATATATTAAAGCAAAAGGCGAGATCATTGAAGAGTATCAGCTTGTGACTGCTACTATTACTATCGACAATGAGAAAGACCCTGAAGGGGTTATGCCTATCAGTATGGAGGAAGAGTAATGAGCTGTTATTTTGAGAAAGTTTCCCGTTTTGCGGATGTTGATCTACCCCTGCCGACTCGTGCGACCGCCAATTCCGCAGGTTATGATTTTGTAGTCGCAGAGGACATTGTAATTCCTCCCTATGATTTTCTAAGAACCAAGATTCAGGATGACTTATTTGAGAAAGAACGCCATGAAGACTTCTATGGTTTCATTGATCCCCTTTCTCTTGATGAAATGGCGGCTCTTACTAAGGAGCTTAAAGCCAAGATTCCTTTGGTATCTACTGGTATGAAGTGTCATCTTGAGCCTGGTCAGTATCTCGAACTGAGTGCCCGCAGTTCTACTCCTCTAAAACATTGGCTGATTATCGGCAACAGTATTGGTATTATCGACGCCGACTATTGCGATAATCCCGACAATGAGGGCGAAATCTTCTTCCAGATTATCAATCTTTCTCCTTTTGCTATTCAACTTAAGCGTGGAGATAAGATCGGACAAGGAATTATTCATACTTATGGAGTAACCGATGATGATGCCGCGACAGGCGAGCGCGTAGGTGGATTCGGTTCTACAAGTAAGTAATGAGTCGCTTGTTAGCCCTTGACCAAGCCTCGAAGGTTACGGGATGGGCTATCTTTGAAGAGGGAGAATTAAAGTCCTACGGCAAGATTTCTTTAGACGATCCAAATACCGATATTAGACTAGTTTAGTTACGATAGGGTATTTAGACTTTAGTTACAGATTATAATATCGACGAAGTAATCTTTGAAGATATTTAGCAACAGAACAATGTGGCTAATAATGTTTAGACCTTTAAGGTCTTGGCAGAGGTTTATGGAGTTGTTTCAGAATTACTGCAAGAAATCCAGATTCCTCATTCAACAGTCCTCGCCTCGTCTTGGAAATCTACTTTAGGTATTAAAGGTCGAACAAGAGCAGAATAGAAAAAGAATGCTCAACTCTATGTAGAATAGAATTATGGTATCCATGTTATCTAGGATATTGCGGATGCTGTATGCATTGGAACTCATCATATCAAGAAGAATAAATGCGCTTGGTAAGGATGCGGTCTAAATAAAATAATCCTCCTTTCTTAACTCTTAAATTTTTTGAGAGGTTTAAGGAAGGAGGATTTTATGTTTACTTTTATTGCTGAACATTTAGTTGAGATTTTTTTTGGCTTAGTATCTGCGGGAGCCTTAGCTTTTTGTAAATACTTACATGGCCAGCTAAAGAATTATAAAAAACTACTTGAAGAAAGCAAAGATACTGAGCTAGAAAAAACTATAGACTCCCGCATTGAACCGATTCAGAAAGAAATCGAAGAACTCCGAAAATATATCATGGAAACTAAAGATATTGAGAAAAGTCATATGTAGCTAATCATTTCGTCTTATAAATTCCGTTTGGTTTAGCTTTGTAAAGCTTATATTAAATAGGGTTATATGACACAAGAACAATATGACCAATTAAGTGAGTTTTATCGAATATATTCTGGATTAGGCGGAAATGGTCAAGCTAAAGAATATTACGAATTAGCATTGGAACTACCAATTAAACCCAAATAACAAAATAAAGGGGACTTGTCTTTAACTTGACAAGTCCCCTTTATTTGCTTTTAATCGTTGAAATATATCATTGGTTTTAGAAATTATTTCCTATCCATAAGTAGCTATTAGATCCGCTAATAGCTCCTCTTGTTCAACGGTTAAATCAGTTTCATAGCTGAACATAGCAGCATGAGTTATTTCGTGACATAATACTCTCTTCATTAAAGAAGAATTAAGATTCTCATTGATATAGATACATTTAGTATCATTATCACAAACACCAGAAGCTAATGACCCATCGCTCCTAGCAAGAGTAGAGGAAGTTGGAGGTACTAGCAATATCCTCCAACTTACTCCGTTAATATTAAGCATTGAGATTTAACTGCGCGATTTTATTAGTCAAGCTAGTCATCTTCTTTTCTAAAACTTGACGCTCTTCTGGAGAAGCTCCATCAATCATTTCCACGATGTCCTCAGAGAGTTCCTGCATATATTTTTCTAATTCCTTAACCTTTTCTGTCTTATCTTTATGGAGTTGTTTAGATTCCATATACATACGACGAGTTACTGGACTGCGGCCTTCGCGAGAATCGCGAATATCAATCTCGCGTCCACGTTCAGGATAATAAGGATAATCTTCATCACGATCGCGCTTTTTCCATGGATAACGGCCATCTGGACCTTCATAATACATTCTTCCATATACTTTATCCATATCTCTATGGTGATGATGGCTCTTTTCTTTAGTTTCGTCCTCTTCGGCTTCTTCCATTGCCTTGACAATAGAGCAGTAATATTTAGCCTGCTCAAGGTCTTTAATCATATCAATAGCCTGACCTAATTCCTCAGTATCTACCGTATCAAGATGACTTAACTGTGCCTGAACACAGCCCATCAAGACTTCTTCCATATGCTTTAGTCGTTCCATAAATTAAGCCACCCTTTCAACAATTAGATTAGCGTTTTGAACGCTTACTGGAATAGTAGAAATATTTCTTACGCTTACTTTTCCACAGCATCCACGTGGGATATCAATAAAAATAGCGCCAAAAATATTGCCATAAGTGCTAACCGCGGTTGGCGTATAAATCATGGTAGTGGTATTGATAGGTTCACCATCAATAGCAATAGCTAATGAAATTGGTCCAGCAGTACCATCTGCGGGAACCGCAATATTACCTCCAAATGTCACGCGAAAACGCGCACGACACTGGCAATTAGTCAAACCTCTTAAAGTTACTTGACCGCTACCGCTACGATGAACGGTAGAAGAGTTGCCTGCGATAGCAACATTTGTGAATAAAACATCTTGATTAGCCGCGACTGTTTGCACAGCATTAGCGGTAATTTCCATAATACAAATCCTCCTTGTTTTTAATATAAGGGGAGATTACTCTCCCCTTATAGGTTAATTTAGGCAGTTAACCCGCAACCATAAGCTGCGGTCCCGCAGTTGCAGTATGGGTTTGCAACCACATAAGCGGGAACGGGTGCCTTAGTGCCGAGCTGGCTGACCAGATAATTGTTCTGAGCCTGCTGAGATGCAGCAAGGCGGAGAGCCTGGTTCTCACTCTGGAGATCAGAGATTTTCTCCTGGCAGAGATAATCAAGGATAGCACGAGTGCCAGCGTTCTGGCTGTCGATAATGTCACGGGTGTGATTTGCCATAGAGGTCTGGATAGCGCAAGTGTTGGTTGCCATATTATAGTTAATATCAGCAAAACCACGTTCCATAGCGCGACCATTCTCGCAGCAGCAATCAGAAATCTCACGAGCAATACTATTCTGACCAATAGTATTATCATAACGAGCCTGATTGATAGCATTTTCAACCTGGCATACACCCTGTTGTGCGGCAAAGCGGTTAGCAACAATGTCAGAAGTTAAACCGTTAGCAAGCTGAGCGGTTTGATAGCCGAGAGAGCAAACTGCATTATTAACACCAGCAAAGCCATTCAACATTCCAGTATTCATAGCATAGAGTCCGTCACAGAGACCCTGTTGTACGCCACGGATACCACTCTGGAGACCGTTCATGTCGAAACCATAAGCAATTTCCTCACGAGTTGTAGTTCCCTGGAATGCAGGAGATCCAGCGCCTTGGCCGCCCATGCCGCGACCGAAACCATTACCCCACATACCACCGTTGAAACAGAAGAGGAAGAGGATAATAATCCACCACGCACCGTTGTCCCACATATCATCATTGCGGTTGTTACCACCAGTAGCAGCCGCAATATCAGCTAGACTATAGCCATTAGAATTATTGAACATAAAAATGTTCCTCCTTTAATAAGATGATTAAAGGCCAAGCATCTCTTTAAAGGCGGCAAATTCTTTGTCGAAATCTATTCCCTATTGTTTAGCTAAGTTACGAGCAATTTGCTCAATATCTGCGGATCGACCATTCTTGGCTAGATTTAAAAGGTTTTGACCCATTGGGGTCTCACCCATCTAGCTTTCTAGCAGATTCATAGCGAGTTGCTAAGGATTCTGTCCACTCCTAAGCATTTGGATAAGTTGCATTGGGTTCATAATTCATGTCTCCTTAAAACTTAAATTTCTCAGTCTACTGCGGCTATGCCGGTGCGGACTGAGATTCTGACTCCTTTCCTAACATAGCTTGTTTTAATTGCGCTAATGTAGTCTCAAACTCTTCTCTAGTAACATACTGAGGAGAGCTGACGACTGGCTCATTCTTTAGCTCATAAACATTAAGACTGGCTGTGCCATCCATGTTTATTTGCTTAGTATAAATACGTCTATTTGCTAAATCAGGAAAATAAAATACAGAGCCATCGAAATCAATGCTAATGGCGCGGGCCTCTTCAATAGAAGATACAGGCCGGCCTTTAATACCCATTTGCGGCTAGGTCTGATCCACATATTGAATACCTGGTCTTGGATACATAGGCTGCTGTGGATAGTATGGATAATTAGTTGCCAAAATTTTTTACCTCCTAAAAATATTTCCTTTGACCTTTCATTAGTATATGAAAATCGTCTATGGACGATTTTACATTTTTGCCAAAAATTTTGCCAATTTTTTTGAAAAAAAATATAGGGAGCCTAATAGGCTCCCTTTTTCTTGTTATTTGCGCTTATTAACCTCAGCCTCAATTAACTGAGTGAGATAAGTATTCAAGTCACCTGTAGCCTCGGTAATATATTCCTTAGCATCGTCACTTAGAATAGTCATAATAGCGTTCATTGTGCGGTTAAATGCTTCCTTCTGAGCTGCTTCATCGAAGCTTCCAGATTTCTTCAAGCTATCTACATAGGTTTGATTGGTTGCAATAACGCAATCAACAACAGTTTGATAAATCATATTAGTGTACTTCTGAGCAGTCTCATTATCGGTCTTAGAGTTAATCTCATTGCGCTTAGCAGTCAAGTAGTCAACGAGATATTTAGTCAAAATACCGAGCAAAGGAATAACACATACCTGGATAATCTGAATCACAATTTCTGGCATAATAATTCCTCCTTATTGTATATAATATATCAAACAAAAGGAAGATTGATTATCTTTTTCTGTCCAAATCAAATCTCTCCTATAAGCGGAGCCGTAATGTAGATTCTGAGATTTCTGGACATTCTTTCGCGAGTCTAGTAATTGGTTCATTCTTGCGGAAACGCTGATATAGTTCCTCGAAATTCGAGGGAAGAGGTTTCCTTGGTCTACCAAACTAGACGCCATTAGACTTGGCGGCCGCAATTCCTTCAGCCTATCGTTGTTTAATATAGGTTCTCTCTTGTTCAGCCTAAAAGGATAATACCTATAAGACAAGATCAGAGATAAACGTGCCCATAACGTCTTTACAATATGACGTGTCTAATAATGGCATATCTAATACCTTAATATCTACTTTCTTGCTCTTGGTAATTAAACTCCATTGTTCTAGAATCTCTGAGTAATTACGGCCTAATCTATCAATACTCTTAATAATAATCATATCATTTGGCTGAATTGTACTCACTAAATCCTAGTAGGCTGGACGATTGAAGTCCTTACCTGATTGTTTATCGACGAAGATATTATCTCTATCTACGCCTGCATCGGTTAATGCAATAATCTATCGGTCTAGATTTTGATCTCTTGATGAAACCCTTGCATATCCATATAACACCTTTATCACCTCATTATATAATGAAAATTTGGCAAAGTTGATTTAACAACTTTGCCAAATTTTTTGGTAAAATTATTCAGTAACCTGCCGCAGTTAGAACCTTCTTCATGTTCTCCGCGAGATCAAGAGGAAGGCAATCCGCAGAATAAGTAATTTTATCTAACTCTGCGGTTGTAGTTGCACGTCTTGTTAGAATTAAGAGGTAATTACAAAGAGTTGTGTGGTATAGTTTATGTGCGGTAGCTTTTTCGGCAATAGCCTTAAGTTCTACAGCTGTAAACATACGACATAATTTCTTATCTGCATGATAGGGATATCCCTTGGCTCCTTGTTCAATCGCAGATAGAGCTGTCGTTAAGTTAATTTGATCTGTTTCTTCAAGGCTAAAATGTTCTATACCTTCTGTTGTTTCTACGTCCATACCAGCGACGATGGTTTGATTGCAAGTTTTTGAGAGATTAGATAGTTTCTCTGTTTGGATTTCTTCGAATGGACGATTATCAGGCTCTTCTTCCGAAATTTCACACGCAGCCGCAGCAACAACCTCCAGCTGTTTGTATTCAGCTTCCAGTACTTTTCCGTTTTTTTCATCCTTGATTTCTGGGTGCGTAACATCTTCCACCACGATGTCCACCCACGGAAAGGATTCCGGCAAGGGGACAGAATCCGTATCCCAGTACGCCCATCCCTCCTGCAATTCACCGCCATACTGGCTTGTATGGCTTCCATTTGGATTTTTCTCAATTTGGATAAACATAAAGTAATTACCTCCTTACAGGTTGATAATCAGGATGTTGACTGGCAGCGGTCCATCTGTAAAACCAGCTTTCGCAACAATTATCATGCTGCCGTTTTGTGGTGTTGTTGACAGCACACTGTCCGTCAGCGTAGATACCGCACCTGCTCTCCATTGCACAAAAGTTACAGAACTGGCCTTTATTGCGGAATTTTTGTAAGTGGCTATCCCATTTGTAAATGTGATATCAACGTTAAAAAGTGCAACGATGTTAGCAGTCGAAAGGATTCTATGTCCGTTGTATTTCAGTGTGCCCTTCACAGGCTCATAAATGCGGCTGGTGTAGTCTGCTGCATCACCGTTGAAATGGAAGTCGATATAACCGCCATGTCCAGCAGATGGCCCCGGATCCAGCTCAATAGAAGTGGGCTGAATCACTCTTCCATAATGGTTGTGGTCCACCGTTGCCGCCCCGATTGCTGCTGGCGTCAGCGGGTCGCTGCCACCCTTGGCGTGCTGAGTGGCGTGGATAGAAGAGGCAGCTCCAATCTCTTTTATTGTAGGTTTAACAAGTTCTTTAACTTGATTAGTAACGTCTTCATCATCTTGTTTTAAAACATTATTATCAAGTTTTAAGTTTTTATCATTCTAGCCTTGCAAAATACATTTTAAGCTCACTTTAATTCTCCTTTCATCTTCTAAAAAGTACACTTAACTGGGCTTTGGTCAATCATAAATAATTTTCTTAGCTTGTTTTTTATGTATATCTGAAAAGGTAAGATACCTACTTGAAGGGAAAAGGGTTTCTATACCTTTTTCCCAATTTTTTATTATCTAGTTTCTGGGAGTATTTTTCCCATAAAAAAGTGTACTTTTTCTCGGAAAATCTTTTGGCATTTTTAAAAGAGCTAGATACGAAGGAGGTTATAATCTTGCCTAAGTGTATTTTAGCTGAGCAAGGCGGAAAAGGTGGAGGAAGCGGCATCGTTCTTATGAAGATCGAAGTCACCACTAAGCCTACTAAGACCAGCTATCTTGCGGGCGACAGCTTCAATAGCGCCGGTATGGTCGTTACTGCATCTTATGGTACTGGGCAAGCGGTTCTAGCAACCGCAGAAGTTAGTGGATATTCTGTATCCCCTAGCGTCTTAACTGATGGTACTACTTCCGTAACCATCACTTACTCTGAGGGCGGAGAAACTTGCACTACGACTCTAGCGGTCACGGTCACGCATAGGCTTTCCGCAATTGCTGTAACTACTAAACCCAACAAGCTAACTTATGAGTATGGAGATACTCTTGCTACTACGGGTATGGTCGTTACTGCTAGTTATTCCGATTCTCAAACTAAGATTGTAACTGGTTACTCTTGTTCTCCAACAACTTTCTCAACTATTGGAAATCAAGTAGTTACAGTTAGCTACACAGAAAATGGAGTTACTCAAACTGCGACTTTTAATGTCACAGTCAATCGTAAGTCTGTAGCCAAACCTACGTGGAAAAGTAATCTTACATATACTGGAAGCGCGCAGTCAGTTAGCAGCACTAGCTACTGGAATAACTACAACACCAGTTACATGACTATTGGTGGTACAACATCTGCAACTAATGCCGGCACTTATATTGCTACCTTTACACCAGGAAGTAATTATCGCTGGACGGACGGAACGACCACCGCAATTAATGTCAACTGGACAATCAACAAAGCAACAGGTAGTTTGAATGTAAACCCAACAACAATAGCTATTAATGGTAATAACTATAATTCCGGTGTAGCTGTTACTATTACTCGCGCCGGTGATGGCGCTATTAGCTACAGTCCTACTAGTATTTCTGGTTTAACACTATCTCTTAATGGCAATACTCTTACCATTAAAGGTAATGGTTCTACTGCGGTTTCCGCAAAAACTATTACTATTAGTGTCGCCGCAGGTACTAACCATACTGCTCCTGCCAATAAGACAATTACCGTTAGCGCAGAATATTGGTCTTGGGGCGCTGATGGTGGTACTGTTGATGCAGCATGGTTTACGGGACTAAAGAACTATCTTGCTTCTCATACTGGCGCCTCTATTAAAACTAGTAATGGCGGTGCTATTCTTGGCACAACTAAATCTGTAACGCTTTCGAGCCCAGTTTTAGGTACTACTACTCACTTAATTAGAGTTATCGGCGTAGATCAAGATGCTAATAATACAGTTACGTTCCAGACTAAGAACTGCTTATCCCAGTATACCTCTTTCGGTAGTAACGCAGTTTGGATTGGTTCTACTGCTAGAAGTCTATGTCAAAACTATTATAACGCTTTTCCCGGTAAAGCCTCTATTAAGACTATTAAAAAAGGCACTTGTCCATCTACTAATAGTTCTCGTAATGGCGATGTAACTTATAATGATGAAACAGTATTCTTGCTTTCAGAAAGAGAATTTGGTCTTGATTTTTATTCTCCATTATCTGTTGCTAATAGCTCTATTAGTAAAGCAGAATGTACCCAAGGTAAGAATTTTGCGTATAATTATTATACTAGTAATGCTACGCGTATCATGTATTTAGGTGATACATCCACGAGTAGTTACGGTTATCCATGGGAACGCTCGCGCAACTACGACACCTCGAACTACGTGTGCTGTGTCTACAACGGCGGGACCGCGGACTACACCTACTACAACTACAGCTTTGGCCTCGCGCCGGCTTTCGTCATT